CGCTTCGCTGCCTTTCCTTCCCTCCCCTCCCGCCCTCTAGGTTAGGTCCTAGGTGGCGGTCTGTCTAGAGGGTAGTGGACACTATGACAAGTGGCACAACAGCGACCGCCACTGACCCCCTGACCCTCTATACTGAGTCCATACCAAACGGACACCCAAGTGCTCACCTCCTCCCAGTCCAAACCGTTCATCGTGTCCACCTTCTCACGCGATGTCTCTGGTGACTTCTTCACGTTCTTTGCGGACACCTATGAAGAGGCAGTCCAACTCGCTGAGGACTTCTACCTCCAAACTGGTCGCGTTGTGGCAGTTGAGGCACTGTCCACCCAACCCACAAACCCATCCTAGGGGGTGCCATACTAAACCCATCAACCAAACGAGACAACCCATGACCACCTACAACGGTTGGGCAAACTACGAAACCTGGAACGCTTCCCTCTGGGTTCAGAACGATGAGTTCCTCTACAACACCGCCAAAGCGTGTGTGACCTACTGTGCCGATTGGGAGACCCCCTGGGAGAAGTTCCAGCGGTGTATGATGGAAGGGCAGATTGGGCGGATGCTCGGTGCCACTGGCGACGGTGTGGCATGGAACGACCCTAAGATCGACGCAGACGAGATGAACGACATGATGGTCGATCTCTGAACTGTCCACAGGGGGGTTGCAATGCCCCCCATTTCCTGCCATACTAACCACAACAACCAAACGACCAAACCATGCCCAAGACCCTCCTCACCCTTGCCCTTGGCGCTGCCTTTTACGCTCCTATCGCTGCTGTAGGATCTGCTGCCATCGAGTTCGCTGCTGACACCGTTCAGGCAGTCAACCAACAGACCGCCGCCCGCTGTGCCACCTACAACAGTGTCCTCCCTGGCGCCTGTGAGATGCCCTGAGCGCCTATACTGATCACATCAACAGAGAACCAATGACCTTCGCAATCCAACCCAAATCCTTCGGCACCTTCGATCAGCACGGTGCTGAGTTCGCCCCTGATCTCGACACTGCCAGGGACATCGCCTTCGATTGGTCAGTTGACGAGGGAGGCGCTCCTATGATCGTGTGGCGTCTGACCCATGGCAAACCCATCGCCTGGTTGGAGGTTGTCGCCTGATGACCACGGACAACGACCTGCGGCGATCCATCGCCATCATGCTATTCTGTTCCGTCAGCGTTGTGGTGGCATCTTGGACAGTCCACCTCCTCCATGAGAGCGATCAGCGGGTGCCACCTCCCAAGGTGTCCCTCAGCACCCCCACCCGCGCCCATTGACCCTCTATACTGATCAAGTCAACCAACGACACCGACCTATGACCACTTTCACCCTGACCGATGACCAGCAGATCGACGAACTGATCGAGACCTTCTGGGAAGATCTGGAGGATGACGACACCTTCTCGCTGTGGGATGACGACCAGGAACTGGAGGCATTTTGCCTTGAGTCCTGCTTCGGTCCTGAGGAGTGACACTCTAGGATCTGTCCATCAGGGGGCGACGGATGCCCCCTTCCCCCTCTATACTGATCACATCAACCAAACGAACCAAACCATGACCAAACAGCAAACCCTCCAGATCGCTCGCAACGTTCTCATCGGTGCCCCCGATGCTCAGCGTTCCCCCCTGAAAAAGCAGGCGCTTGCCGAGGGTCGCGCCGCTGAGGCAGTCGCCAAGGCGAGCACGATGCGTCTTGCCCTGTGGGTCGCCAAGGGCACCAGCGCCATCTGATGGACAATCGAGGGGGTGGCACTTCCTGCCCCCCTCCTCCCTCCCCCCGCGCCTAGAATCACAGAGTCAACCACAAACAGACCATGACCATCAACTCCCCCATCGCTCTCCCCCAGATCAGCACCGATCAGGACAGCATCGAACTGATCAAGACCCCAGAGCGCAACAGTAGCGCCATCGCTAAGATTCAGGCGAGCATCAAGTATGGAACGGTGATTGCTACATTCAAGAACGGCAACTCCTACCTCTATCTCGGTGTATCCCGTCGCGCAATCGCTGCGCTGAAACTGATGCCTACTGTGTCCCTTGGTTTCTGGATCAATGAGCACTGTGTGCACGCTGATGGTGTAACGTTCACCCGCCTCGTTTGGTGACACTGAGCGGGGGGCACATCGCCCCCCTTCGATGTAACTAACTGCCACGGCACTAAGTATAAAACAGTGGCGCGATTAGCGCCCTTATATAAGGCGAAGCCGTGCGTTTAAAATGCCAAGGGTCCCTTTAACCTACAAAGGTCCCCCAGGGACTTCGTATTAACGCCAAAATGAAAAATTTTTTTCTGGGTAAAAACGTTCAATACCCAAATATATACAATAGTCGTATGGAGACACAATGAATACGCCAAGTTATAGTTTCGACGAAAATTGGACAGATCATGTAAATTTTGACGATTGGGATAGTAAAAGTTATGAAGAGTTTTATGAGGATGCCATAATGAATGTATCAAAAGATCCTATGATTGATTACGATAGTTTTATCGACAAGTTTATTTTAAATGCTCCAGATGGCGACACGTATTACTTTAGAGATTACGAAGGAGCAGAGGACTTTTTCATGTTAAATTATTTGGAAGACAGTGAGGATTGATGCCATATTATAAGCAGATCAATGAACCAATTGGAGTGAATCCATTTCAGATTGATGTTCTCTACGATGTAGACAAGGGGAATACAACGACTGGGCAATTTCCAAGGGGAACTGCTGCGACACCATTACCAAGTGTCTCTGGTATGCTGAGAGGTATCCCAGGGACTTCTTTTCGTCAGCAAGAAAAGTTACCGACAAATTTTACACGTGATGCGTGTAATAATACTCAGTTCAATGTGAGTGAGTATAGTAATATACGTAATAGGATTGTGTATATTGGTGAGGAACTTGGTGAATCATTGAACAATAATTATACAGGATGTTGTTTTGATGAGAATGGCAATCAGGTTGCTGAACCATCGTTAAATCAGAGGAGGACGATGGATATTAGATTAGAGGCAATTGGATTTGATGTTTATGGAAAACCAAAGTGGGCGAGTCAACCAAATAATTTTTATTTTATAAGTTGTTCATCATCAGAACCAGTTGGAAGTATTGTAAGGAATGAGACCTTTACGATTACATTTAATAGTATGGTTCCTAATATTGGAAGTACTGCACCATATTTGGATGATGATGCAACGGTTACATTTAGGAGAAGTGATGGTGTTACTGCAACTGCTACAAGTACGAGTGGTACGATTAGTATGACTGCTACATATCCACAAACAATTGACATTGAAGTCAGAGGTAAGTTTGGGAAAAAGTTATTTCCAAATGATACTTGGGAATATTATTTTGAGAAATTTGACGCAGAGACAAGATTACCAAAGACCTATACTCCAGTATCAGGGCATTTGAAGATTTCTGTACCAACAGAATATCCAAGAGCATTTGATGTAATACAGACAAGTACTGCAGATGCAGTAGTAGATGGTAATGGTAACATAACACAGACCAAAGCAACAATTACAAATACTCAATGGGTAACGCAGACAGGAACAAGTACGATTGATAAAGTATTACCTGTTGATCCCAATACGTTTATTGATGCATATCGTATTGATCAACAAAATAAGAATGGAACGGGTATTGTGAGAGATTTATCTGAAGAGATACCAGCGAATGCTATGATTATGAAGTATGTACAAGATCCAGGTCAAGATCTAGATGTAGTATTAAATTTTACTGTGACTAGTGTTATCCCATCATTAAATGCAATTGCATGGGCGATTGGTCTTACCTTAACTGCTGGGTCTTATGTAACTAATGGCGGTAATACCTATTTGGTTGAAGTTGGTGGACTTGTTAGTCCTGGTCTTCCACCCGATGTCCCTCCTGATGTAGGACCCAGTGGAACTGCATTTTTTGTTGATAATAGTGGTATTACTTATCGTTATATACCATCAAATATTGCAAACGTACCCTCTCATGGTGCAGGATCATGGAGTACAACATTATATGTAATGAATGATCAGAGAATTGGTGTAGAACTTTTTGAAGATGTTTTAGATGCTCAAGGTGTCAGGAGAGTCAAATAATGCCAGTTCCTACCGTTTATACACCAATTCAACCACAACCTAGTATTGTGATGAAACCAGTCGTTTGGACTCCAAATATTTGGACTGGTGTGATATGCCCACCAATTCCACCTGGAGTACCAGAGGTTTTTACAGTCACTGTGCCTAGTTTCCAACCAGTAGTAAGCCCTTCTGCATATTTTGGAGATCCTGGTTTAATCGTCACATTAATCAGTACATCAGGTACAAGCGGTAGTGCTACCTTGGGGACTGGTGTGGCGACAGCAACATGTACCTTTCCTGGTACAATTACAATGACCGTTACGGGTACTTATACGGATTATCTATTTCCTAACAAGCAATATAAGTATCGTAATGATCTTCCTGGTGGTGTTATTCATTTACCGACCACTACAACATCTCCAAGTGGGTATCCAGCAACCTATGGAACTTTAAATCAAGGATCTGCTACTCTTCGATCAATCTATAAAAATCCGTTAGGGGGGTTGCCGATTGCAGGGACACCTGTTACTGGAATGGAGGCTGAGATTCCTAGTGGTCATAATCATATGCAGCATTATTATCCAGATCCAAACTACATGATTATTGTGCAATTTACGGTAATCGTTACAAGTTCATGCGGAATTGGAGCAGGAACATTCCCAATTAAACAAATTGTGTACGATGATAAAGACATTGCCTCACGAAGGTTTGTAAATAAGGTAAATAGTCAGACAGGTCGTTTGTCTGACGAACAAATACTAGAAATTATAGGTTAACTATGAAAGGTTGCACATACATTGGAGCAATGTCCACTGGGCATATTTGCTATCCACCAACAGCGTTGACTCAAGCATCACAAAATGTCTATGTCAATATGATCCCTGCAGGCAGGATTGGAGACCTGTTTGCCCCCCATGCATGTCCATGTGCCCAATGCCCTCCTCCACACACCTTTAGACCGATCTCAGACGGTCCTCTGAACGTTTATTTTAACATGAGACCCCCTGGTAGGATTGGTGATCAGATCGCATGTGGCGATAAAATTGCTCAGGGGTCATATAATGTCTTTGCAGGTATCTTCTAAACCCTCTTGACAACTCCCCAAATCCCTGCTATACTAGTCATGTAGTTAAAAAATCCGAATCTATGGCTGCCAGATCAAAAGTTGGATTAGCTCGTATTGAATTTAAACCAAGTGGACCGAAAAAAACACGTCAAGGGTGCTCAAAAAATACACTTCTGAGTGCTTCTTCTCGCAATGGACGTAAAAAAAGGTATCGTGGTCAAGGAAAATCCTGAATAAAGTCCAAAAATAAATATTTTTGGAGATAGAAACCTCCTTAAAAGTTCTGGAAACAGAATTTAAGGAGGTTTTTTAATGGCAAACTCACCAAATCCAGATTTTATTCCAGAAATCATGCAAAAAGAGCATGGAACACTGGTTCTGATTACTAATTTAGCATCAGAAAAGTACTTAAAACTAGCAAAAAAAGCAAAATATACAGTGCCAGATGACCGTCTTTCTCGCCAATGTGGCGGAAAAGATGGTTTTGATGATTATGTGGAGTGGTTCGTCTAATTTACCGCTATATAGTGTATAAAGGAAGGCAAAATGGCGCAAATTTCTAAAAAATTTGTTGATCTTAACCCAACATTAACACGTAATCCAATCACTGGCGATGTGGCGACACTAAAGAATGAGGATGCCATTAGACAATCAATCAAAAATATTGTTACTACAGCTAAATTTGAAAGACCATTCTTACCATTTTTTGGTTCAAATGCATCTTTAACACTATTTGAGAATTTTGATGGCACCACAAATGCCACAATAGAGGCAGCATTGTCAGATGCAATAAGAGCATATGAACCAAGGGTCGAAATAGTGACTATAAAAGTCAATTCTAGTATTGATTCTAATTCAATAGCTATAGATATTAATTATAGCATAATTGGAATTCCTTTAGATATTCAATCACTTAACCTCGTATTAGAAAGAGTATAATGGCTTTTAATCAGTTAACTAATTTAGATTTTGATGATATCAAAAAAAGTTTAAAAGAGTACCTCAGATCATCAGAAGTTTTCACTGATTATAATTTTGAAGGATCAGTTTTATCACAACTGATCGATGTTTTGTCGTATAATACTTATTATACGGCAATGAATGCAAACCTTGTTGCTAATGAGGCATTTTTTGATAGTGCGTCTATTCGTGAAAACGTAGTATCTCTTGCTAAATTAGTAGGATACACTCCAAGATCTGCTGTTGCATCAAAGGCAACTATTACATTTGATGTTCAGGTATCACCAAATATCAAATCTTTAACAATGAAGAAAGGTATTTCCTTCATTGGTAGTAATGGATCTGGAAGTCATACATTTTCAATTTTAGATGACATTACAAGAGAATCGTATGTTGATATAAATGGTATACGAAAAATTACATTTAATGAAATTGATATCTACCAAGGGAATATTTTAAATTCAAACTATGTAAATGATACCTCAACATCTCAAAGATTTATTATTCCTAATGCTGATTCAGATGTAGAACTTACTAGGGTATCTGTACAAGAACCTGGATTTAGTGTTCCCCAATCATATAAGAAAGCAGTAGATATTACAGAAGTTGGACCAACAGATAAAATCTTTTTTATTCAAGAAAATAAAAACGAACAGTTTGAATTAATTTTTGGTGACAATACATTTGGTAGAAAATTACAAAATAAGGATATTATTTCAATTGAGTATTTTATTACAGACAAAGATATTGCTAATGAATGTGCATCGTTTGAATTTATAGGATCATTGGAATATGGTTCTCAAATAATTTCAGATGTAGATTCAACAATTACTGTCATTAATGCATCTGCTGGTGGAGCACAACCAGAATCTATTACATCAATTAAATATCTTGCTCCAAGATACTATGCTGCACAAAATAGAGCAGTAACTATCAGAGATTATGAAACTTTAATTAATAGAGTAGTTCCAAACTTAGAATCATTAACTGTTTATGGTGGAGAAGATGCAGATCCACCACAGTATGGTAAAGTTTTTATTGTTGCTAAACCAAAAGGATCAGAAGCGTTAACTACGACAGGAAAACAGAATTTATTAAAATCAATTAAAGAATACACTATTCTTTCAGTTATTCCAGAAATAAAAGATCCTTCATATCTTTATTTGGAAGTTGAAAGTTATGTTTATTATGATTCCAATAAAACTAGAAGATCTCAACAAGAAATTTCAGAACTTGTTCGCAAAACTATATTCTCATTCGGTGAATCTAAAGATGTAAACAAATTTAAAGGCAAGTTTAAGCATAGTAAGTTAGTATCATTAGTTGATAGCGTAGATCCTGGCATTACATCTAATATCACTAGAATTAGAATGAGAAAGAATCTTCCCATTCTTTCTAATATTTTTGCATCTTATCAAGTGTGTTATGGTAATAGAATATCAGAATCTACTGAAGTAACATCAACTGCTTTTAAAATTACTGGCGAAAATCCACTTTACAATTTCTACTTTGAAAAACTTGGTACTAATACAATAGCAATTTATAGAATTGATGGAAGTAAGAAAATCTATTATAATAAAAATATTGGCAATATTGACTATAACAAGGGTGAAATAAATATTAGTGCTATTAATATTAACTCTGCAACAAATGGTTCTGGATATATTGAATTTTCAGTAAAACCAGCATCAAATGACATTATATCATTAAGAGATCTTTATCTTTTAATTTCTGAGGAAGATATTACTGTGGTGACAATACTTGATCAAATTACATCAGCATCAAGATCATCAGGCGTAGGACAAATTCCAGTATCTAGTTAAATATGTTTAATCAATCGGTTGTATCTAGTTCTGTACAAAATCAATTTCCAGTTTTCTATCAAGATCAATATCCAACTCTTGTAAAATTTTTACAAAGTTATTATGAATTTCTGGAGTCCAATGGCAATCCTATTGATTTAATCAATGGGTTGTTAGATATTACAGATATTGATACCTATGCAGAAATAGATTTAAAAGCATCTACAAAAGAACCTATTTCTATCACAGATACTGAAATTTCAGTAATTGGTCACGTTAAGTTTCCACGAACTGATGGATTGCTTAAAATTGATGACGAAGTAATTTTATATAAGGAAAGAGAGTATATTACTGATGAATTTAATGTTTATAAAATTACTGTATTTAAAGGTTGCATAAGAGGTTACACTTATAATGAATTAACTTATGAAGATGGATTTGTTCCAAATATTAAAACAGAACCAGCAAAGCATATTGCATCTTCTATTGTTTTAAATCAATCTTTCAATTACTTATTATATTTTCTTGATAAATTAAGACAGCAATTTTTAGTTAATTATCCACAAAATTCTTTAATAGAAAATAAAGATAAACTTAATTTTAATTTAATCCTAAAAAGAATCAAAGATTTCTATTTAAGTAAAGGAACTCCAAAAGGGATTGAATTCTACTTTAAATATCTTTTCCAAAATGTTCCTGAGATTACTAATTACAAATCCCAATTACTTGCTCCATCTGATGCAATTTATCAGACAAAATTTATTGTTCGTACAGAGTCGTTAGATAATTATTACATTCCAGATCTTGTTGATAAAATTCTTGTACAGAATGGTAAGGAATTTAATGTTCAAACGGTAGAGAATAACTTTGCTGCTTCAAGTCAAGTTTATGAACTTGAGGTAAGCAATGGGCAAAATATTGTAGCAACTCAATTTGCAATTATAACTCAATACATTATCAACAATAGATTATATGTAGATACTACATTTGGATTTCCAGAAGTTGGTTTTCTGAGAATAGGTGATGATCTTGTAAAATATTCAAGAAAAGAATATAATTATTTTGAATTAGAAGAAATTCCAAGTTTTTATTCAATTGGGCAAAGAATTTATGATCTTTCTACTTTAGCATCAGTAAAAGATAGACCAGATTCATACTTCTTAATTTTCTCTGGTGTAGTGGGATATGATATATTAAAAAATTATACTTATTATCAAGAAGGTGATATTGGATTTGTAAAAGACGTATCAATTAATATATCAAATTTATTATTAACTTCTTGGGTAACTAATGAAAATATTCCAGTAAATTTGAATAAAAATTTAGTTGCTGGAGTTGCATCTTTATATACAGATCAAGAAGCAGTTTATCTGTATAGTTCAGGAATTCCTTATTATTCATTTTCAACACCATCAAATGTTAAAGTTGAAGATGCTGAACATTTTATAAAAATACCTTTAATTTATACAAAATCTCTTGAAGGATTTAAAGAAAAAACAACGCCAGATGCACCTGTTGGATTTTTAGTTGATGGCACACCAATATTAAATTGGAAAAGTAACGTCGTCATTACTAGAGGATCACTTAAAACAGTTACTGTTACTGATGGTGGTTCAGATTATAATGTTTCAAGTCCACCAGTAATAACATTTACTGCACCAAAAATCAGTGGTGGCACAACTGCATTAGGAAATTTAGTTGTCAATGGTTCTATTAAAGAAATTTATGTGGAATCCTTTGGAAAAGGATATCCAGCAACAACTATTATAACTGTAGATAAAGATCCAACAGATACTGAATTTAATAGTAAATTTAGATCTGCCGTTTTAGAACCTGTTGTTGTAAAGGGAAAAATTACTAGAGTAAAAGTTATTGATCCTGGATATGGGTATTCAAAACAACCAACATTAAGAATAAGCCCAAATTTCTTCAATGATGCCAATGCGTCTACTGAAGAAGCAGTATTATCTTGTTTAGTTGCAGGACCAATTCATAGAGTTAATATCACAAATCCTGGATCAAAATACAATGACAATCCTTCCATATTAACTACATTTGGAGAAGGTGCTACTGCAATATTAACAATTGAAAGTGGAGTAATTACTGAAATAACCCCAGTTAATAATGGTCAAAGCTATAAGTCACCACCAATTGTCAAAATAGTTGATTCTACTGGAAAGGGACAGGGAGCAAAAATTATATCTAAAATCAATACTGTAACAGGAGCAGTAATTGAATATAAAATTTTAAACGGAGGTATTAACTATTCTCAATTTGGAACAAGTATTCAAATTTTTGAATCTGGTTCTGAATCACTTTTAAATCCAATTGTAGATAATTGGACATTACTTAACAATTATAATACTGATAATGATCCAAATTATGATTCTTCAACAGGAGGATTACTTTTTGGCACAGAAGTACTTCAAAATATTGAAACAATAATTCCAAAATTTGAAGAAGTACCGTACCAACAAAATACTTCAGTTACTCAAAATGGATTAACTTCAGTTACTTATGAAGGTGTTACCTATTCTGCAAATGTACCAGTTGTTGATTTAGTTAACGAGGTAGGATTTGATTTAGTTGACGATGGATATTTACAATTAAAAGTGCCTTTTGATATTAGATTTGGAACAACTTCAAACACTCCAACTTTAGTTAAAAAAGGAGAAAACCTTTTCGTAAGTACAAATGGATTTATTTTCTTCAATGAAAATAATCCATTGGCATTAGAAGGATGGGCAGCAGAGCAACTTACCCCAACTTCTTTAGGTGCATCAATTCAAATAGGAAAAGATGATTTAATTATTGATAGGTTTTTTGACAGTTATGTAGAAAGATCAAATACAGTTACCGTTGACATTATTGCTTCTGTTTTTGGAGCAGAAAACACAAATAATTGGCCAAGTCCAAATACTTCTGCACTTTATTTTAATGGTTTGCCCACAAGATCATTTACAACGCAACCATTTAATACTCTTAATGGAGGATTTTTTAAATTTGATTTAATTTATTCTGCTCCTCCTAATACAATTGGAAACTCTCCAGAAGTAAATGAACCTGTACAACTTCAATACAGTAAAAATAATGGTGCAACTTGGACTCCATTTTCAATGTATTCAATTGATACTTATGGAGGTGGAAGTTGGAAACCCATTACTGTAAGGCTTGAAGGTCCTTTATTAGATCCTTTTATTAGATTTAAATTAATACAACCAAATTACACACGAACTAGTGCTGGACTTGATACTTGGGGATTAGATAATGTAGAAATGAGATTAAACACTGCAAATCAAGTATCAGATTTATATGTATTAAGATATGAAGGTTTTCATTTTGTAAGAGGATTTAATAGGACTAATCCTATTAAATTTGAAATTATTTTTGAAGAAAACGTATCTGGTCAAATTATTGATAATAAATTTAGAATCAATATTATAGAGAATAATCCTCTTCCATCAGATTTAAAAACTTTACTTTTGACATATGGGGAAAATAATTCTTATGAATTTGATCCTGTTCCTGTAGAATCTGGAAAATCATATCAATATTCAAGTACTATCATTCCAGCGTCTGATAAAGTATTCCCCAAAAAATATACAATTATTGGGGCACCAAAACAATTAAAATTAAAAAAAAGTTTAGTTAATGTAAATTTAACTGATTCTACAAAGCATTCTCCTATAATTGGATGGTCCCTAGATGGTAGTCCAATTTATGGTCCATATGGATATCAAAATCCACTTGAAGAATCAACTATCAAAAAAATGGTTTCTGGTTGGAAAAAAATTGAGACCAATTTAAATCCAATTAGATTATTGCCTTCTGCAAATGGAGGTCTTCAAAATTATGCAATTGGATCATTTGAAGAAGATTATTATTGGTCTCCTTCTCAAGCTACTTTAGACAGGCAAAACGGAAGGTACTGCATAACTCCTGAATTTCCAAATGGAGTATATGCTTATTTTATGACAGTTGATCTTAATAATAAGCAATTGGGATTTCCTTACTTCGTGGGATCTGAATTTTCAGGAAAAACATATTCAGAATTCAATTTATCTGAGATTCCTTTATTAAATCAAATTTTTAATTTAAGTCGTTATTTAGATCCAGCAACAGATGTATACAAAAAAACTAGACCATTAGATCCTGGAAGTTTTATTGTAGAGTCAATTCCATCATCAACAGAAGCTAGTGTCCAATCAATTAATATTGTTGACGGCGGTTCTGGATATAAAATTGGAGATAAACTAATATTCAATAATACTGAAACTAGTGGATTTGGTGCAGCTGGATTTGTTAGTGTTATAGAAGGAAAAGACATAGTATCAACAACATTTACTGAATATGATTACTTAGAATACTATGATGAATCAACTCCATTTTCAAATGGATCGACAATAAAAACAGCAGATGGATTTAGTGCAGTAATACATTCTGTCAATCAGAATGATAGATATGCATATTTAAAAAATGTTACTGGTAATAATCCATCTAGTGGAGAACCCATTTTTGACTCTACATTAACACCAGAAGTTTTAATTTCCAACGAATTAACTGGAACTAATGCTACAGTGGCAGTTATAAATGGATTAGAAACTAAATGTACATTAGATTCTGACATCGATAGTGCTACAACTTATTTAAGTATATTTGGATTTACAAATTGTACAATTGATGACTTTTTCTCCCTAACTATCAATAAGTATATAAAAATTGATGACGAATACATGTTGGTGAAGTATAAGGCAAGTTCTGATAAGATCTTAGTTGAAAGAGGTATAAATTCAATTCAAACACCTCATGCAGATGGATCTACTGTTACTTTGTTGAGTGAATTACCAGTTTTTGATAGTTCAAAATTTAATATCGGAGATATTATTAAAGTAGATGAGGAAATTTTCAAAGTTGTTAACATTACTGTAACCAAAACAATTCAGAATTTATTTACCAAAATAAAAGATGGAAGTGGAACTACTGGAGCAAATACTTATTATCTTTTCATTAATGGTATTTTGCAACTTAATAGTAGTGCTCAAGTACCTGCTCAAGGAACTGTAGTATTAAATGCAAATGGAGATGTAAGTGATTTAGTTTTTGATCAACCACCAAACCAAACAGGTATTACTGTTAATGGTTCAATCATGTCTAATCCTAGAATTGAATTATTAACAAGTCAAACTTATATTAAAGCAAATATAGTATCAAATATTGATATAATAGGATCAAATTTTAAGCACATTCTTACTGTAGAAAGACAATCATTCAATACTGTAAGATCACTTCATTATCCAAGATCAATAGTTACTAAATTAAGATATATTAATGCAAAAGTAAAATCATATCAGGAAAATAGAATTCTATCTAGATTTACTTCAAATGGAAATGGATTGGTACAGGGAGATCAGATTACAGTTAATGCATCTAGAAAACTTGAAAATAACTATAATGTTAATTTTACAATAAATCCAGTTAATTTTACAATAACTAAAGGGAGTGAAACCTATACTAATGGAAGCACTCTTGAAATGTATGAAAGAAGTAAATATATTTTTAATGTTCAATCTGTTGAACCAATAACTGTTCAATTTTTTAGTTTTTCTACTGAATTAGATAAACAAAAAGAATATTTTGATATTGACAACACAATTGAACTTGATGGTAGTGGTAAAATAACAAAATTTACTATTGTACCAAAATCTTCAGATTTAACTAATGTTATAATGCGTATTACTTTACAATCTCAGGGAATTTATAGAGATGTAAAGTTAAATATTAGATTTGAACCTTATAATGGTGAATTTTATGTTGAGAATTCTACTTCAAATTATTTTGAGTTTTATATAGATAGAAATCCACTATTTACTGATTACAATTCAAATACTATTAATTATATTACTACATCAAAAGTTGCAAATGGACCAATTCATAAAGCAACTTTGACTTCTGGTGGATTTGATTATAAAATTCTCCCTAGTGTAACTGGATTTGTAACTGCAAATGGAGTTGGCGCTACTTTAGAAGCATTCTCTAGCACTGTTGGATCAGTTAAATCTATTGCTAATGCATCAAATGGTTATGGATATAGTCCAAATCCATCGTATTCACCTGTTATTTCTTTTCCAATAATAGCTAAGTTAAAAAATAATTATAAAGTTGTTTCGTATAGAATTGATGATCCAGGAGATGGATATTTATTTTCAAACAGTCCAGTTATTAAAGGTGGAGGATTAGGAGATGGAGATACTCAACATGCATCCTTGATAGTAAATGTAAATAATGAAAAAGTAATTTCAGTAGATATAATTTATCCTGGAGTTTCGTATTCATCAGCACCTACTATAGATGTCGAAAAAACATATTTTACAACAATCAATAGTAATGGTGATTTGTCATTTAAATTTGATTTTACTGATTATTTCCAAGAAAATGATTCTTATAAAGTAAGAGCATATTACTTAGATACAAATTCCAATTTAAAATATCAAGAATCGACTGTAACATTTTTTGCAGATTTACAAACAGCATCGATTAAATCAAAATTAACTTTAGCATCACAAACTTATGTTAATCCATTAGATTATATCTCTGTGCCAACAAACGCACAAGTACAATATTATAAAGTTTTATTGAATGAAAGAAAAGCATCAATAACTTTAATTATTGATAAATCTGATTTCTTTGCAAATGAAAAAGTTATTATCAATGATAACCCAAATACTTTTGGATATGTGTCAACTATAAAAGGATGGCAAAAAAATAATTCAATATTAAGAATAACTGGATTGCAATATGAATTAAAAGTAAATGATATTATAAGAGGAGTTAATTCTGAATCATATGGTAAAATAGATTTTGTTGATGGGGTTAATACATCATTAAAACTTGGAGCATATTTAGAACAACCAAAACTTTTCTTAAGTCAAAATTCATTCCTTGGCGAAAATATTTTTAAATTACAAGATAGTTTTAGATATCAAAAATTTGCTTATGAGATATCATCCAATGTCCCCGTAGATAAATGGAGAGAAAATTATATTTCAACCGCTCATCCAGCAGGATATAATTTATTTGCAAAAACTAAAATCAATCAACGTGCAAAATTACCAGTTACATCAGAAACAAAAGTAACAATATCTACTGATGTATCTTCTATTGTGAGATTGAATCAAAAATATAATTATCTGATTACAAAAAATATCTCAGTTGATGAAGTTCAGGTTGCTAATAAACTATTAACTGATGTAAAAAATATTAAAACTTCTGTAGTTGCAGCATTTGAGGATTTTTCTAATGAGTTTAATGGTATAAAAACATCATTTGAATTAAAGGTCATTGACCCAATTCAACCAAAAAATGATGACGGAGTAACTGATAAGTATATTACCAATTATAGTATTGATCAAATGCTTGTAATTTTGGATAATATTGTTCAAACTTACGGAGATTCTTGGACTGTAACTGATGCTGATAAAACTTTTAGTTTTGAATCTGTAGAAAATGCAGGACAATTGATGCCAGGTGGTGATGTTCTTTTTTATCGTCAATTAAATGAAGCAAATGTAATCTATGGTTTTAATGAAATTACAACTTCTGCATCTACAACGTTCCCATTAATTCAACAAAATGGATCTGCATTCCCATCAGCAGTTGTTGGATCTAATTACAATGCCAGCGATTGGTTAGTTTTTGTAGATGGTGTCCTTCAATCAAGTTCAGATTCATATACATTGTCTGCTGGCAATTTAGTGTTCAGTGAAAGTATTCCCGCTGGTTCTCAAATATCAGCAAGATGTATAGTTGGTTCTCATAGAAATCAGTTTACAAATGGATCTGTAACTAGTGGAAATGCAATTTCAATTGCTTCAAAACCAGTAACTGTATCAAAAGAAAGTTATTTTATATTTGTAGATGGTATATTGATTAAAACTTCTGATTATAGTTTAAATTCATCAAACAATGTAATTTTTAACTATTCATTTAATTATGACTCGTTGGTTGTTTATATTGATCCAAAATTAGTTTCTTTAGAAACATCATCTCATAATATTCTTAGCGAATTGTATAATTATAAAATTGAAGATGGTCAAACTGATATCCCAGTTGGTTTAGTAATTGATTCAAATCAATATATTCTTGATATTAATGGTGTAGTTCAAACTCCATTTGTTTCATACCTTGCTGGATCTAGTGGTATTAGAAAAATTAATTTTACTGAACCACCTCAAAAATATTTTAAAGGTGATATTGAAGTTGGAAGACAATTCGTAGGTCTTTTATATCAAAGACAAGATGTTTCTGGAGCATTGGGTTCCACTCCAAATTATCAATTTGATGATATATCTAAAAATAGAATTTTTATAAAAAATAATGTTTCTAATTTAATTGTTGGCGATTATATTGTATCCCCAACTAATGGATCTAATGCTATTGTTGATAATATTATTGATAAGCAAATCAGAAAAACAGTAATTCAATCTGTTAGTTCTACTGTTGTTGCTCCAAATAATACCATAACAATTAATTTAAATAGCGTTCTTGGAATTTCTGTTGGGGATAGAGTTGTCTTTGATCCTGCAATAGGATTAACTTCTGTTGATGGAAATGAATTAGAAATTACTTCTATAAACAAAATAAATTCAACAGTAACTTTAAGAAATATTAGTACATCTTCTCTCACTATAACATTACCCTTAAATAATTCAATTAGATTTAATCATAGAGAATTAGTTGTTGTCAAAATTAATACTACTCAGGTCAATCGAGATAATGCGTTTAGTAGCGGTACAACTTTATTAAGTGGATATGTGTCTTCTTCAGAAACATCAACACAAACAACTCTCGATGAATCATATATGGTATTATCTTCCGATACCACAATTAATGTTGTAAGTTCAAGTGGATTTGCTAATGATGATTATATTTTAGTTAATGATGTTGAAGTTATGAAAATTACTAATATTTCATCTAATGTTTTAACAGTTTTAAGAGGACAACTTGCATCAATTATTCCAAATGTACATTCAAATGGATCAAATGTAACGAAAATTACTCCAGTTTCATTGGAATGTAGTGGATTTGCACGAGGATTTGATTCAAATAAAACAAGATTCCCATTATTGAAGGATGGAAATTCAGTTTACATTGAAGCAAATAAAGACATTTTTGTTATTGTTAACGGCATTCTTCAAAAAAGAGGATCATCATATACAATTATTGAAAATAATCCAAACAATACTTCAAATGATGGAGATGAGTATTCAGAAATTCAATTTAATGAACCACCAACAGATAGTACCCCATTTAATTGTTTCTATGTTGGAGAAACTATTTCAATTCAAAATATATCTTCTCAATTTAATTCAATTAAAACTAATTTTGATTTAAGAAGTGTTACTGGAGAAATTTTTAGTTTAATCTCAAATAATAGACCAGAAGCAAATATATCTGCTAATTTAATTTTATTCATAGATGGAGTTTATCAAATTCCATCTACAACAGAATCTGGTCGTTTAGAAGCATATAGTGATTCACTAAGTTCTTATAAATTATTAGGAAGTATTATTGATTTCAATTCTCCTCCAAAAAGAGGATCAGATTTTGAAGGATATATTTTTGTTGGATCACAATCTGATTATAATACAATTGATATTGATGTCGCGGTTGAACCAAATGATATTCTTTTACAATATAATGAAGTATCACCTAGAAGAATCCTTCAAAAAACTAGTGCTACTAAATTATCTGTAACTGAATCATTTGGAGTTTTATATGAAGCGTCAAATGGAATTGAATTGGGATCTGATAGGGGAAATAATTGGTGGAAAACTGATTTAATCAAATCAGCTAGAGTTAGAGAATCATTAAGATCAAGAAGAACAATAAATTCAAGTATATTCCAAATCGGTACGCCATCTCCATATCCATTAACTGGTAAAACATTATTTACTACATCAATACCAAGTATAAAAATAAATAATGTTTCTTCTGATTTTCCAACATCTCCTGATGATGATACAAATAAAATATCTTTTATAATTCCAGCAGGAACAAATTTCCCAAAAAGAATGGTTGATTTTACTTATGTTTCTTTTGTTCCTAGAAATCAATTGATTGTTGGTAGTAAAGATGAATTGCAAAATTTAAAAATTGTAGATTTACCATTTAATCAAATATTAAAAGTTAGTGGATCTGCTTCTGATTTAAGTACTTATTATTTTGGTGGCAATGCAAATACTAGTGAATTTACTGTTGTAAATTTTGATATAATTGATAAAATTATATACATCAAATTAACTGACACTGCGAAACCAGTTACTACAGCAAACTGGACTAATTTTCTTGGATATACATTAACTGCTGATAATTTAATTAATGAATATCAAACATTAACAGTTGGCACAAATTTAATATATAACTTCTAATGTCCTATAAATAACAATAAAACGTTTAGAAAATGGCAGCAATTTTAACGGATAAATTTAGAGTAATATTTGCTGAAAAATTTAAAGAAGCAATTGAGGTTGGTGAGAATCAAACTCTTACTGCATTAGGTGTACCAAGTACTACAATTTGGTTATTTTTTGCAAAATCCGTTGCTTGGATTGATGGAGTTGTTTTAGATCCAACAGATAATCAGCAAGATTCATTTAGATTATATGATCAAATAATAGGTCTTAAAAAGATTCCTTCTGCTGAAATAAGACAGGTTATTAGAAATAATAAATGGATAGAAGGAACAATTTATGATATTTACCGAGATGATTATGGTAAACTATTAACTTCTGCTGGAACTACAAATACTTATGTTCAAGGTTTAAATTTTGAACAACATTTATATGAAACAAACTATTATGTGGTGACATCAGAATATAAAGTGTATAAGTGTTTATCTAATAATAAAAATTCTCCTTCTACAGTACAACCATCTTCAGTAAGTGCTGCTCCATTCACATTATCTGACGGGTATCTGTGGAAATACATGTTTACTGTCAATGCTAATGATTTTGAAAAATTCAAAACTGATGAATATATTCCAATTCCAATTTCAATTCCAGTAAGTAACCAATTACCAGCGTCTGCAAATTTTGGAGGTTCCATTTATAATGTAGTTATTGAATCTGCAGGAACAGGATATACTGCCAATTCAGAATATGATATTGTTGGTGATGGTACTGGCGGAAAAGTAAAAATCACTTCAGTTTCTCAATCTGGAGCAATAACATCGGTATTAGTAATTAATCCAGGGAGTGCATATACATATGGACAAATTAATTTAGGAAGTGGAGGAGGATCATTAATTCCAATTATTTCACCAAAAGAAGGTACGGCAGTATCAATTGGTAGAGAACTTGGTGCATACCGAATTGCACTTCACGCAAAATTAGATAAAGATGATTTTGTTTTTGGTAATGATTTTAGTATTGTTGGAGTATTGTATAATCCTATTGTCACTACTTCAGGAACTGATGTTGCTATTGGCACAAAACAATTAGTTTTGGCATCTGCTTTAAATGGCACAATAGAATATAATGATTTACAAATACGTGTTACTGCACACTCATCTGGAGCATTAGGGGTAACAGAAACTGCTGCTACTGGAAGAATTGTTCATTATGAAAATACTACCAAAACCATATATTTCACTCAAGAAAATGAAGTTGGTTTTGGAATGGCTTCTAATGGTACAAGAGCATCCTTCTTACCTGGCGATACCATTAGTATTGGTGCAGATCAAGAAACTGCTACTATTGCGGCAGGAAATACTTCAGTAAAATCCTCTGGACTATCTAGAGGATCTGGAGAAATCATCTACATAGATAATAGGAGTACGATCTCCAGAGCAAAGGATCAAACAGAAGATTTTAAAATTATCTTAGAGTTCTAACATGCCCCAGTCAACTAATCTGAACACTCCTCCATATTTTGAGGATTTTGATGCAAAGAAAAAATTTCATAAAGTATTGTTTAGACCTGGATATCCTCTTCAGGCTAGAGAGTTAACAACAATACAATCAATACTTCAAAATCAAATTGAAAATTTTGGTTCTAGCATCTATAAAGAAGGTGCTATGGTTGTTCCTGGTCAAATTGGATATGACCTTACTTACTATGCAATTTTAATTGAAGAAGAGTATTTTGGAATTTCTGCTGATATTCTTTCTCAATATATTGTAGGACAGACAATTGTTGGAAATACTTCTGGTATTCGTGCTAAAGTTGTCAATGCTTTAACATCTGATCAGTCAGAAAAAGGATTTACAACGTTATATGTAAAGTATTTGAGTGCAAGCACTACTAATACAAATGGAACCTTTGGTAATGATGAAATATTAATTGCAGAAAATTCATTTAGCATTGGCAATACTGTAATTCAAAAAAATACTGATTTCGCAAAGTGTATTAGTTTAAATCCAACTTCTATTGGATCTGCCGCAAAAATAACAAGCGGAATATATTATACAAAAGGGTATTTTGTTAATGTTGAAGAGCAAGAAATAATCTTAGATCAATTTGGAACTACACCATCATATAAGGTTGGTTTACAAATATTAGAAGAGATTGTAACCCCAGAGGATGACATTTCTCTTACTGATCCATCACAAGGATATTCAAATTATTCTGCGCCAGGGGCACATAGATTTAAGTTAACAGCGATTTTAACTAAAAAAAGTTTAGATGATACTTCTGTTACTGATTTTATTGAACTTCTCAGATTAGAAAAGGGGTATGTTAAAGAAATAGTATCTTCATCCAGAGCACAGTTAGCAAAAACATTAGAAGATACATTTGCAAGAAGAACTTATGATGAATCTGGAGATTATGAAGTTCGTCCATACGATTTTTCAAAAGACGAATGCTTCAATGATGGTATTAATAATGGTATCTTTTCATCAATTAATAGTACAGATGATGGAAATACTCCATCCAAAGATTTATTTGAAATAAATGTATCTCCTGGTAAATCTTATGTTAGAGGATATGAATTAGAAACATTAGCAACTACTTATGTTGATATTAAAAAACCAAGAGCAACTGAATTACTTGGAAATGCAACTATTAGAACAGATGCTAGATCTATAGAATTTAGAATCAGCAACTCTTCTAATAATAATCACATAACATATTCTCAACTTACTTCATCATTAAATTCTATTGTACCGTTATTAGATACTAATGATGCTGTAATAGGATATGCAATAATGCTATCCTATGAACAAGTCGATAGTGGATCATCAGATTATATAATTATTAGATTAGCAAATATAAGATTTATATCAACTTCATATAATTTATCTTCTATTAAAAAGATAAGATTTGCGGGAACAATTACTTATACAACTACGCCAAATACATCAACTGGTGGAGTCATAAAAACAATTGATAAAATTAGTGGAGCATTTAACCCATTATTTTTTCCAGTTTATGAAACAAGTGTAATTAAATCTTTAACTGATACTAAAGTACAAGATGTTTTTACAAAATATATTGGTTCAACAGGATCTACAACTACAATAACAATTAGTGGTAGAAGTTATTATTCAAAAAATGCAGCAGATTACACATTAAGAATTAATGGAGATGCTGGAACTACAGAAAGAACAATTAGCAATCTTGCAATCGATGGTAGTGGTACTTTAACTTTTGTTTTTAGTGGATCTGCTGTTTCTTCTGGAACTGCATACATATTAATTGGTCCAGAGAAAATTAACGTCCCAAGTATAAAATTAGCATCTCTCAAAAAAATGAGAGCATTGAGATTAGCAAATATTGCTAACAAATATAATGTAAATGATACTACAATTTCTTTAGGAACAACTAGAGTATCCAAAATTCATGCAATTTACAATACTTCGTCTGGTACATTAACCGAATCAATTCTTCCCAAAATTACATTAAATGCTGGTGCTGGAGTATTTAAAATTGGTGAAGTAATTGTTGGAAAATCAAGTGGGGCTAAAGGTAGAATTATAAAGCAAGATGTAAATGCAATTTATTTTACTTATATTAGTCAGACAAATTTTGCTATAAATGAAGATATTTTTGGATATTTAAGTTCATCAACTGGCACTATTTCTGTAATTAATAATAATGGATTGCCTGATATAAAATCTCGCTATATGTTAGATGATGGTCAAAGAGATCAGACATTTGAATTTTCAACTTTAACAAAAGTATCTTCAGATAGCGTTATTTCTGGAGATCTTGTTGTTATCATGGATCATTTCAAAGATCAAGTAACATCAGGTCAATTCTATACGGTAAATTCATATTATGATGCTGATATTGATGAAATTCCATCATATAATTATGATGGAAATAGAGTATATTTAAATGATCTAATTGATTGGAGAATCAATCAATTAGATACTTATGTCAGTACAACATCAGGCGAATATAATGCACCATATACAATTAATGCTAATGAAATTTTAGCGAATACTAATTTATTATCATATGGAAACACTAACTATATCACTTCAGAATACCTTTTTCCATCTGGAACAACTGATGGCGATATAGAATACTATCTTGGTAGAATTGATGATTTATATCTTGATAAAAATGGCAAATTCCTTTCTCAAAAAGGAGTAGCAGCATTAAAACCAAAACCCCCAACAGATTCATTAGCTAATGCTATGAAAGTGTTGTCCATATCAATGCCTCCTTATGTTAGGAGTTTGGATGATGTTATTATAAGAAGATATAATAACAAAAGATATACAATGCGAGATATTGGCAATTTAGAAAAACGCCTTGATAATGTAGAATATTATACTCAACTTAGTTTGCTGGAAACAGATACAGCTAATTTGTTTATAGAAGATTCAAATGGAAATAATCGATTAAAAAATGGATTTTTAGTTGATAATTTTACTTCTCATTCAATAGGACAATCTGATCATCCAAATTATAAATGTGCTATTGATAGTGCTCTTGGGGAATTGCGCCCACCTCATTATACTACCAATGTTGCATTGAAGTATCAAGAAACACCTACAAAATATATTAAAGGTGATTTTATTATGCTTGATTATACTGATAAATTATTAATTGAGCAAAATTATGCAGCAGTTGTGGAAAATGTTAACCCATTTGCTGTTAGTTCCTGGGTTGGTCTTGCTTTTGTATTTCCAGCATCAGATGATTGGATTGATGAAAATAGATTACCAGAATCACTAACAGAAGTTGAGGGTGATTATTCTGCTACTGTCTTTGCAATGGGTGTTGATAGGAATACAGGTTTTGCTCCTATTGAATGGAATGCTTGGAAAACTCAATGGTCATCAACTTCTGTAACAACCCAAACGTGGACAGAAGGTGGAGGTCCAATAAGAAACGTTGAACAAACAACAACTAGAACAGATAGATTCCAAACTAGATCTGGAATTAGACCTAGAGTTACCCCAAAAACAGAGAGAAAAGTTCTTGGAGATAGAGTAGTAGATACTAAATACGCATATTGGAAGAGATCTAGAAATATTTCAGTGACTTCATTTAGATTGAAACCAAATATTAGAGTATATGCATTTTTTGATGGTAGAGATGTTACATCTTTTGTAACTCCAAAAATTTTAGAAATTGCTATGGCAGCATCTTCCGTTGCATTCCAAATTGATGAAGATATTATCGTAACTGGCAATGTAAATAGAAAATTTAGAGCAAAACTTGTTGCTCCAGGATCTGGTATTGATAATTTGGGTCGTCCATACACAGTAAATCCATATAATGGTGAAACAATTACTGCAACTTCCTACACATCAACATCTACATTTTTAAATCTTGACATTCCATCAATGCAAGTATTAAATACATCTGAAATGGGTGGATATGTACTTGAGGGAGATACCATTGTTGGATTAACAAGTGGTGCTACAGCAACAGTCATCAATAAAAAATTGATTGCCGATGAATTAGGCAACGTGCAATTAAGTTTTTACATTCCAGATCCAAATGATGATGCAAATCCAAGATTTAAAGTTGGGGAATCAGTATTCAGGGTATCTGATAGTCCAATCAATTCATTAATACCTGGAGTTGTTGACAGCTCTGCAGAAGCATCTTATACTGCAAGTGGAACAATTCTTACAAAACAACAAGATACATTATTAGTTAGAAATGCAGAGGTTGTTAGAGATACTGTAAGTGATAGTAGAATGTTAACTAGTTCGTCAACTTCCACTAGAGTTGGAGGTTGGTATGACCCTCTTGCACAATCATTCTTGATAGAAGAAAGTGGTGGATGTTTTATTACAAAAATTGATGTATACTTTAGCACAAAAGATTCTAATCTTCCAGTAACTATGCAGATTAGAGAGATGGTTAATGGGTATCCATCTCCAGAGATTTTAGGCACAATCAATAAAGATCCAAGTAATGTCTCTGTTTCTGCAGATGCAAGTGCTGTGACTACTTTTGTTTTTGATACTCCAATTTATCTTGCAGAAAGAAAAGAATATTGTTTTGCACTATTAACATCTTCAGTTGAATATAGAGTTTGGCTTTCTGAAATGGGTAAAGATGACTTAAGTGGAGAAAAAATATCTAAACAACCATATGCTGGTGTTCTTTTCAAATCACAGAATGCATCTACATGGACAACATCAGAAATGCAAGATTTTAAATTTAAGATTTATAGAGCATCATTTAATATTAATGAATCACCTACTATCAATTGGGTGAACGATAATAGCGGATCACTTCAATATACTCAATTGAGAAGAGATCCAATTGAATTAAATGTAAATTCAAATAGAATAAAAGTAAATCACACTAATCATGGTATGCATGATCCTGCATCATTTGTAGACATTACTGGAGTAAGTTCTGAACAGTATGCAACTTTATCTGTAAATTGGAGTGGTGCTCCAGGCGCAATTACAGTAAACGGCAATAGAACAGCATTCTATTATACTTCAAATATTAATGGAAGTCCTCCAACAAATACAAATCCTGGTTATTTAAAAATTGGTGGAGTTGTATATAGTTACAATCCAACTACAGTTGGAACTGCGGATACAAATGGAAATTATACAATCACAACACTTGCAAGAATTTCTGGAACTGCTCCATCTGATGGATTTAAAGCAGATGAAGAATGGCAGGTCGAAAATTATGTAATCGATGGAGTTCCATTAACATTGATTAATACGATTCACAGCAATTTAGAATGGATAACACTTGATAGTTATCAAATTAATCTACCAATAACTAGAACATCAGCAACTAATTTAACGATTGGTGGAGATAAAGTATTTGTAAGTCAGAACATACAGTATACTCAATTTGAACCTCTTGTTACATATAAAGAATTACCAGGAACTTCAATTTTGGCTTCATACTCTGGTACTACTGGTACTTCTATTGGTTCGTCTTCTTATTCAAATCCTTCCACATATACTTCACCTAATCAAAAATCTTATATTAGAGATTCTGACTTCTTTCCAATAGTTTTAAATGAGAATAATTTACTTTCTGTTCCATATTTGATTGCTTCAAACTTAAATGAAGAAAAACAAATGATTGGTGCAAAATCAGCAACCATGCGATTGGTTCTTTCTAGTACTAAGGAAAATTTAAGTCCTATTATTGATAAAAATAGAGTTAGTTTAGTGACTACTAACAATAGAGTTACTGATTTTGATTCAACAGAATTTAAAAAACAATATTTCTTTAATTCTCCACCATCTCCCAATGACACTTTTAATATTGCAATTGATCCAATTCATGATTACAATGCAGCAAACTATATTACAAAAATAGCAACTCTTGCAAATCCATGTACAGGGTTGAGAATTGAATTTGCTTCTTATAATCCTTCTGTTTGTGATGTTGATGTTTATGTTAAGTTACTAACTGGTGATGAAAGTGATTACAATCAAATACCTTGGGAAAAACTAACAACAGCAAATTATAATAAAAAGGATGAACTTAGATTTATTGATCTTTCTTATAATTATAACACTGCAAATGCAAACGAAACATTTAGTAAATATACAATCAAATTAAGAATGAGATCTCGTAATGCTGCCGTTGCTCCGATTATTAAAGATTTAAGATGTATAGCTCTAGCTTAATCCCAGTTGAAGGTCACGATGGTCTGTATCGTGACCTAAAAACAAATTCTATAGTAAACACAGACCAAGAGGCATATTTTAAATATGTGTCCCAAAGAAATAAAAAAAGAGAACAGGAAATAAAATTAGAAACTGCCGAAGAAGATATCAATAATTTAAAATTAGAAATAGCAGAGATAAAAAATTTATTGCTAGAACTGGTAAATAAGAATAGCAATTAGTATAAATACACTTGAAGTAGGAATACTATAATGTTAGCTGCTGTAACCAATTTAGTTGTTTACCAAGGAAGTGATTTCCAAACTACATTTTTTGTAACCAACGATAATGGTTCTCAGTTCAATTTGACTGGGTATACTGGTCAATCTTTGATCAAAAAACATTATACAAGTAGCACATCTGTTACTATGAATGTGAATATAAACCCTCCACAAAATACAGGTTCCGTTACTTTATCATTACCAAATACAGTAACTTCTACCATGACACCAGGACGTTATGTTTATGATGTTGTTTTGACCAGCAATTCTAATTATAAATCTAGAGTATTAGAAGGTGTTTTAACAGTAGTAGAAGGAGTAACACTCTAAATGGCAAGGGTTAGATTTGGAGATCAAGCATCTCCACAAGTATCAAGAGTAGCACTTGGCGGTGCAGCTACATTGCAAAATTTAGGTGACGTTGATGTCTTAACAAATGGTTTGCAAGATGGATATATTCTAATTTATAATGCTGCAACAAGTAGATTCCAATCAGGAAATGTATTAAATAACGTAACAGTAAACGGGGGTAGCTTCTGATGGCATCAACCATCCTTATAAAAAGAAGTACTGGCACCACAGTACCATCTTCATTAGAATTCGGTGAACTTGCAGTAACAGTTGGAACTGGCACTCAAGTAAATCGTGGTGATAGGATTTTTATTGGTGATAATAATACCACAGTACAAGTTATTGGCGGTAAGTATTTCACTGACATGCTTGATCATGTTCATGGAACTCTTACTGCGAATTCTGGGGTTATTGTAGATAATAACTCAAAGATAAATCGCTTTAGAGTAGATGATATTAATCTTGACGGCAACGTAGTAGAAACAGATACTACTGATACTGATCTCATTTTCAGAGCAAATGGTTTTGGTAAACTTGTTATTGAAGATGAACAAGAATTGGAATTTGGTACTACAGGTGATATTGAATTAAAATTTGATGCTACTGCTAATGTCTTAAGATTAGATAGAGTTGGGTTAAATACCCCAGATTTTCGTTTAGATGATGATTTAAAAATTCAATTTGGTAGTGTTGGAAATGGTGGTATCAGATATGATGCAACTCAATTAAATATAATTCGTGTTGATGGGGCGGATTGGCAATATGATAATGGAGTTGCAGTTCAATTCTCAGACGTAACGGAATCATCTAGCAGAACTACAGGTGCTGTTAAGATTTCTGGTGGACTAGGTGTAGATAAAACTGCTTGGATTAAAGAACTTAGGGTAGATGATAATGCAATTCTTGGTACATCATCTAGCGATATCTTAACTGTAAATTCGACTACATCATTTAAAAATGGAGTTACATTTGAAGGCACAGTAACAAATTCCAATGTTACTGTTAATCAAACAGGTCAACTTAATATTGATAATTTAAGATTTGATGGCAATACAATTTCAACAACTTCTGGATCCACAATTATTTTAGATCCAGATCCAGCAAGCGGAGATGCTTCTGGGGAGTTAATCATTCGTGGTAATCTTCAAGTTGCTGGTACAACCACTACTATAAACTCAACTCAAGTTACAGTTAATGATCCAATCTTTAACATTGGTGATCAAACATCTCAAAAAGTATTATCTGCAAATGCTATCGCAGGAACCTCTGCAATTAATATTGATAATCCTTCTGGTATCAATACTGGATCCTTGGTAACAGGAGATAATGTTGGAACTGGTGGTAGAACCATCACTAGTATTGAAGTTGTTTTTCACGTTTCTGCTGGAGGGTTCGCTACTCCTCCAAGTATAGGAGCGCCAATTTATTTTTATAATGGTACAAATTATGAGCAAATTGGTACATACCAAACTCAAACTACTAATACAGTAAGAATTACAGTTTCTCCTACATTATCCTTAAGAGAAAGTTCATATTATGAAGGTGGTTCTTTAACCAAAGCAAATACTGGATCCCCACAACTTTTAATTCTTGTTAAAGAACCTACAGATAAATCTGTATTTGAAACTACAATTTTAAATTTATCTAATGGTATTTCAGGTGCAATTAATCTTGGAGAATCTATTGATATTGTTCAAGGTTCAAACGATGGAATGGACCGTGGTATTCAATATACATATCACAATGGAACTTCAATTAAACATGGATTCTTTGGATATGATAGAACTGGAGGATCTGATGGTTTAGGTGCATTTACATTTATTGAAGATGCTACAAATACAAATAATGTTTTCACTCATTCAGTGGGTGGAGTTGGATCAGTAGAGCGTGAAAAAAATGATTTAGATGTATCTAGTGGAACAACTCTTGCTGGTGCAGCAAATCAATTATATCCTTCATTAAATCCAACTGGTGGAAGTGGGTCTGGATTAGTAGTATCTGTTTCCAGAAATGGTTCTGGTGCAATTAGCACAATTACTATTACCTCTGCTGGAACTTATTATCAAGAAGGTGATCTTTTAACTATTAGTGGTAATTTAATTGGTGGTGTAGTTGGAACAGATGATCTTTTACTGAGAGTAATTTCTGTTATTTCAACTAGAGGAACAGTATTAATTGGTGATCTTGAATTAGACAATGATTTAGCGGTCCAATTTGGTGGTACTGGTAGAAGTGAATTTAATACTAATGGAATTCTTTACGGAAACGGAATTGGAGAACTCAAAGAAACTGCTGCTGCTAATATGGCAAATCCAGGAGTTGGTCCTGATGTTGCAACTTCATTCCAAATTTTAACTGTAACTGCTGCTGGTATTCCAGTATGGACAGATACAGTTGACGGAGGAACATTTACCTGAGGTAACTTATGAATGAAATAGATGTTAATGTTTTGATTTCAATCCTTCAAAAAAAGGTTTCTGACTTGACCCTTACTAATGTAGTATTAGAAGCAAAAGTTAAAGATTTGACAAATAGGTTAAATAGTATTATAGAAAAGTCACAACAAGAGAATGCTATAAATGGCAACCAGAATCAAGTTAAAGAGATCCCTAACACCGAACTCAGCACCGACGACTTCTGATCTTTACGACAAAGAAGTAGCTCTTAATATTGCTGATAGGACATTATTTGTAAATAATAATGGTACTATTCAAGAAGTTCTAAACGCAGATCCAAACGATGAAACCATTGTTCCATCAATGTTTTCATCTTTGATTACTGATGGAGTCGGAAAAACTTGGTATGTTTCAAAAAATGGAACAGACAAAGCAATACTTGGTTCTGTAAATCCTAGACACGGTTCTACTACTGGTTCAAATTCATGGGGCAAAACGCCAATGACGGCGTTTTCCTCATTAAAATATTGTCTTGATAATTATGCTACTGATGGGGATACTGTCATTGTGGGTTCAGGAGTTTATACTGAAACTTTTCCATTAACAGTTCCAGTTGGAGTTTCAATTACTGGTGCTGGATTCAAAACCACTTTTATTAAACCAACAGTTGGTACTAATAATAAAGATGCGTTTTTAATTCAAAGTAACTGTAATATAGAAAATATTACAGTTACTGATTTTTATTATGATTCAGTAAATGATACTGGATATGCATTTAGAACAAAATCTGGATATACTATAAGTGTTTCAGGAAGAAGACCTTATGTTCAGCGTTGTTCTGTAATTACTAAAGGTAGTGTAACCACTGGATCCGATCCAAGAGGATATGCACAGGGAGATGCAGGAAGAGGCGTATTAATTGATGGTGGAGTAGTTGCAACTAATTCAGCAGAAGCATCTATATTATTTAATGAATGTACATTTGTTGTACCTAATTCAGTTGGATTATATTTAAAAAATGGTGCTAGATGTGAATGGTTAAATTCATTTACTTATTTTGCTGCAGATAGCGTTATTGGAGAAAATCCAGGCGGAACAGGATTTGCTGGTCAGGGAAGAGCAAGATTAAAATTCAATGGTATGTCTGGCACATTTGCTGCTGGTAATACTATAACTCAATATGATACTGACGGTACAACTGTTTTAGCATCTGGTACTATTAATCAAAATGATGGTACATATATTTACCTTACTGGTCAAGGAACAGGTAATTTTGTTGAGGCGTTACAATCATCATTAACTCCAAAGCAGGTAATTGTTAATGGTGATGCTCAAATTAGTACTGCTATTAAAAAATTTGGTAATAGTTCTTTAATATTAGATGGAACTGGAGATTACTTATCAGTAGCAAGTTCTTCTGATTTTAACTTTGGAGCTGCAAGTAATCCTAGTCCACCAGCAAGCACAACGTATACGTATACTGTAACTGCAAACACTGGTAGTACAAATAATTACCAATTTTCTGGAAGTGCAAGTGGAACTGCTCCAACTCTCAACGTAGTTGCAGGAGATATATTAGTATTTAATGTAAACGTTAGCGCCAGTCATCCATTTTGGGTTAAGACAGCACAAATCACAGGCACTGGTGGTGGTGTAGGTAACGGAACAACAACAGGCACAATAACAAATAATGGATCTACAACGGGAACAATTACTTGGAATACAGCTGGAGTAACACCTGGCACTTATTATTACCAGTGTCAAAATCACACAAATATGTTTGGTGTGATTAATGTAGCAGCTGGTACAACAACTACTAGTGCAACTGGAGATTTTGCATTAGAGTGCTGGGTATATCCTACTGAGTTTACTTCATATAGAACTATCTTTGACTTTAGAACTACCACTAGTGATACTAATGGAATTATCTTAGGTCAGAGTGACACTGGTGCGATATACTTCTATTATAATAGTAATTATAGAGTTGGACCTGTTGGATCGGTTACTCTTAATGCTTGGAACCATGTTGCTTTAACCAGATCAGGATCATCAACAAGATTATTCATCAATGGAACTCAAGTTGGATCAACTTATACTGATACAAACAATTATCCTGTACGTCCAGTTAGAATTGGTGCAGATCCTAATGGTGCATATGCTTATAAGGGATATATTGATGAAGTAAGAATTTCAAAAGGAGTATCTAGATATACTGGAACTTTTACTCCTTCAACAACGGCATTTACTGCTAGTATCAATACCTCTCTTCTTCTTCAATTTGAAGGATTGAATGGAAGTACTGAAATTATTGATGGAGGTATTGCATCACAAGATATTAGAACTTCTGCTGGTGGAACTGCTAATTTTGTAACTTTGGCAGATTACACTGCATTTGGTGCAGAACTTCGTTCAATTGGATCAGCTTCAATTTATGGAGAAAGAGGTCTTACTGCAAACGGAAAGGGAGTAAGATTATATTGTATTACTCATAATTTTAGTTATATTGGTACTGGTAAAAATGAAGATAATGATATTAGTCAGGTTAATCAGGCAAATGAAGTAATTGAAACTAATAATGGTCGTGCATTGTTCACAAGCGTTGACCAAAATGGTGATTTTAGAGTAGGAACAACATTTATTATAGATCAAGAAAAAGGAACAGTATCTTTTGCTGGATCTGGATCTAGTACAACAACATTTGATAATTTAATTGTTTCAAGTGCAGGGAATGCTACTACGATTTTACCAACTTCAATTAATGTTGGTAATTTAACACTTTCTTCAAATCAAATAATATCAGGAACTGGGTTAGTACAAACTTCTCCTCTTAGTATTGGAAACATTAGAATTGGTTCTGTAAATGCAAATACAATTAGCACTTCTACTGGAAATTTAGTATTAACTGCTCAGGGAAATAGCTTAGTACAAGTAAATGATGATTTACAAATTACTGGCAATACTAATTTTACAGGTGACATAACTGTAGGTGGAAATATTGTATCAAATCAAAGTATTTCTATTGATAGTTCTAATATTAGTAATGCTACTATTGGAACACTTACAGTAAATACATCTACAACCACAGGATCTTCCAAATTTTATGATGATATCACAACATATTCTGGAGAATTTGCTGGTATTATTACTGATGGATTAGGATATCCAGCAGGAACTTATACAAATGTTGATTTAACTGGTGGTAATGGATCTGGAGCAAAAGCGACTATTGTAGTTACTGGTGGTGGTATTTCTGGTGGATCAATATCAAATGCTGGAAGTGGTTACATACCTGGAACATATACTGTTCAATTAGCAAATGTATCTGGTACTGGAACTGGTGCTGTAGCAACAATAACTACAAGTATTACGACTCAAACTGTATCTAGTGTAGTTATAACATCATTTGGACAAGGGTATCAAGTTGGTAATGTATTAACTGGTACATTTGGAAGTGGTAGTGGATTTACTTATACTGTATCTTCTGTCGATTCAGCAGTAACATCAGTAACAATAACTGATTTTGGTACAAGTAAATATGATATAAATGATATTCTTAGTGCTGCAGAGTCAAATTTTGGTACTGGACCATTTAATAATTTCTTAAAATATAAAATAACTTCTTTCTTAGAACATGTAAAAATTCAATCTTTTGAAACTAAAGCGACATTTAGTGGAAATTTAGAATCAAAAGATACAACTTGGTTAGCTAGTGAAAAGCAAAACGCATTTGTTGCTATTGGTTTTCCATCAAATTTAGATCTTGGTGATCCATTAAACATCTATGATACTGAAAAATTAGAAGTAAACGGCAATATTAGAGCACAAGGAGATATAAAAGCACTTAATAATATTGTTGCATCATTTGGATCAGTAACTGAACCATCTATAAAGTTTGATGCAGATCCACATTCTACATTGTGGAATAGAACAGGATTTTTTGCAGAGTATGGAGAAGGTCATGGCAAATTTAGTGCTGTTGGAGATCAAGGAAGAATATTAAGATTTTCTGCAGATAGAACAGATTTTTATAAAAAAACAAATTTTGTAACTGTATCTTTTGCTGATCCAACAATACAAAAAGGTTCAGCATATCAATTAGGAAAATATACAAATCAAGAAGTTTTAGGTGGAAGTGGAAGTGGATTAAGATTTGATGTTACTGTTGCATTTGATGGTATTCTTACTGAACAAGGTTTTGGATATACTGATGCAACTTATGTAGATATTCCTTTAATTTATTCTGTTCTTCCAGGTGGTTCAGTATTAACTACTTCTAATTTAAATGGTGGATCAAATTATATCAATGGAACATACACAAATGTCCCATTGACTGGTGGAACTGGAAATTTTGCTAAAGCAACAGTTACTATTGCTTCTGGTTCTGTAACAAATATATCAATAACAAATGGTGGATCTGGATACACAGTAAATGATACATTATCTGCAAATGTATCCAATTTAGGTGGATCACAAATTAATCAATTATCTATAACTTCTGGTGGATCAAATTATGCAAACGGTAATTATAATAATGTAACTTTAACTAATATTGGTTCATTAGGTCAAGGAGCAACAGCAAATATTACTGTTTCTGGGGGTCTTATAACATCTGCAACTATAAACCAACCAGGAGCAGGATATGTATCAGGCGATACTTTATCAGTAGATACCACTAGTTTTAATAGTACTGCAACATACACGTATAATGTAACAGATACTTCTCCTTCTGGTTATGTTTTTACTGGTTCTGCCACAGGAACAAATCCAACATTAACAGTAAATAAATTTGATGATTTGACTTTTGATGTAAGTGCTCCAGGAAATGGATTAGTAAATAATGCATTTTATATTGTATCTCAATTAGGTGCATATAGTGGATATGATCCGACCTATAATGTTGCAGGTGTTACGAATAATGGTGCTTCATCTGGAGTCATAACTTGGACACCTAATATTCCAGGTACATATTATTATATTTCAGCAAATAATTCTGCGTATTATGGTACAATACAAGTATTAGAAACCAACGTTGGTAGTGGTGCAACTTTAACAGTATCAACATTAACTAGTGGATCTGGATTTAATTTTAAAGTTGCTACAATTGGAACTTCCACTGGAGGAACTGGCGCAAAAGCAGACATTGAAGTTGTTGGTGGAAAAGTAACTTCAATTACAATAGTTGACGGCGGATCTGGATATCAGGTATTTGATCTACTCACGGTAGATCCCGCAAGTATGACATATGTTGATACAATAACTAATGCGGCAATACCATCAACAGTTCCAACTACTAGTTTTAAATTTAGAGTTGAAACTATTGGAGTAGTAACAGTAACTGAGATCAATAATTTAGGAATTGGATATGAAGAAGGAGATAAAATTTACCTTCCAAACTCATTTAGACCAGTTTATACAAATTGGACAGCAAATGCTCAAGTGCAATCTGGATCTTATGTAAAGCATCAATCTAATTTTTATGAAGTAACTGCCAGTGGTACTTTT